GCCAAACCGAAACTTTAACAAAAGGAACAACGCGCTCTTTTCTACGCTCCCAACAAAAACTTAAAACCCGCCTAAAAGACATAGAATCTCACCAAGATACTCAAATTTTTATTCAAACTTTTTCTTCTTTTTCTCAATGGCGACCCAGCTTTAGATTTTCCTATTTGGGTGATACAACATCACGCTCGAAAAGAACACACTACGACCCCGAAGGGTCGTCCCCCGCGTTCACGAGCTACATACTTTGCAAGAGGGCAATCGTAGCATGATTAATGAGGGCGACCCGAAGGTCACGTCGAACTTAAGGTATTCGACAAGATTCCAAAATAATGCGACTTTATTTCGTCATCAAACCAAGCCCTAACGGGGCTTACGTTCTTGTTGGTACTGTGCCTATCCAGAAGCTCATAGAATAATCGTCGGCACAGTACCGATAAGGGCGAACATCCATAGTGGCTGCTGAAGGGAGAATCGGCCTCATCGTCACCGCAACAATATTTCGACCTTGTGCAGGTGTAGGAAGCACGAATAACGCCGCAGTTGTAATAATCTGCGCCGCAGTCGGCCTCGCGATGGTCCGATTATAGGGTGGAACAGAAACATGGACTGGATCGTCTCTGCTTAAATAAAAGAGTTGCTTAGAACAGTTATCTACTGGATACGAGGCCGTATAAAAAGCCTCGCTACCAGTAACTGTAGAAGCATCTACATCGACTGATACCTCCACAAGATTCGTGGTGGCACCACCCGTTGCGGTTACAGGCCAAAATAGCCTCATACCGCCATTAGTGAACACATACATCATAGACAGATTCGTGATCAAATCCGGAAAGTATACATTCGAAAGTAGTGGCCCACCTAAAGATACAGTTTCCATAGTTGGACAAACCGAATAAGGGACATACACGTAAGCATTTCCGGCCACACCAGTACCAAATAAACCATTAGATGGAACACGCGTTTGTACGCGCTTAACTAGCTGCCGAAAAGACTCAACCTTCTCGCCGATCGCAACGGCGGAAGCCTCCAAATCTTCGGAGGAAGTACCTAATTCAACACAATCGTGTTTCAAGTATCCTGCTTGATACACAATCGTAGCGCTCTCCGGACTAGGCTCAATATCTTCAAGCCGTCTCCGTTCAGAGCACTGAGTAGCGAAAGGAACCAAAGCGGCCTTATTGCTATTAGCCGGTAGCGCAAACTCCAAATCAGGCGCTCCTGCCACTTCCACTAGTATTTGAACACTGCTTGATACAGACGAAGGCGCCACCAAAGCATCACCCACAATAACATAAAACAAACCAGCATAACTAGCAACACCAGTCGTCGTCGGTAGATATAAATCAGAAATCACCCAAGGCACACAAAACTCAACTTCCGACGTGTCACGAATATCTACAATCTCACGCATCAAATACGCACTCGTATCAATATTCGGAACAGCCGGCGTCGTGCTCAAGGTCAAAGGGGTGTAAGCAAAGATCAACCTACCAGAATGGAATTCCGTCTTCACAATCTTAAAACGGAATTTCATACCACCTCTCCACAAGCGAAAATGCTCCGCCACAAAGGATACGGGAGTTCGCAAAACCCCAGAAGTAAGCGTAGACACATAAGCTTTAGGATCGTGGGGCAAAGTGACTAAAACCGTCGCAGGATTATCAGCGGTAGACCACTGAATAGTCTGAGCATAAGCATACTGTTGCTTAATGAAATCGATGGACATCTCATCAACAGTACTACGGGACACACCACTATGAACCTTCACTTCATGATCAGTCTTTAAGGCTAAGGGCATAGCGGGAGTAAATCCATCAGACGTACCAGAAAACGGAAAGCCATAGGAAGCAACGCGATTAGGCGGAGCCAACATGGTAGGCTTACTAAAGCCAAAAGCAGCAGCCGCATTCCCGAGAATACCAGTCGCCCATGAAACCGTAGATAGAGTCGGCCCAATCATAGGCAAAACCCCTAAAACACTAGTGCCTTTAGAGATCGCACCAAGGACAGAACTAACCGGACCTTCCTTAGCGGCCTCCTGTTCCTTTCGAGCAACAGTAAGGCCTTTAACACGCTTCCCCATCTGCGGAACAACATTCCCAGTCAAATACACATTCTCAAGGCGTCCAAACAACATGTATGAACAAGTGGTATCACCACTACCAGCAACTAGAGGAAAGTATGGACGCAAAAACGCATACCCAGCACCATTATCAACTCGTTGAAGCGTAGTGGAAAGCTTCCACATAGGAAAAGCTGAGGTATAAGGTATTCGCAATTCGGCACTAGTCTGAGTGGACAAATCAATTTCAACATGGGGTAACTGGGTAACGCTCATGGTATTATAAGCATGCGCCCTATAAAAGGCGTCATACCCAGAAGACTGAGTATCCACACCACCAGAGGGACACCAAGCAAGAATATATCTACCTTGCTGGAAACGGACAGCATTAACCTGGAGGGTTAGAACAATATCAGCCCTCATAAGCCCAACACCAACCAATTTCTGATAAATCCTCGGATTAGCAAGGAACACAGTAGGTAAATCCCATAAAATAAAATTACCAGCATCAGTGGTAGTAAGATTTCCGGTATTTAAAAGTATAGGCTTAGCCAGGAAATCTTTGATATCTTTCGCACCACTCTGATCCAAAGAGGTATAAAGAGACGGATCGATATCATCAATATTAGCACGAGAAGCCGCATTACCAACTGTATCAGTAGTGAAACGTGTAGTTCCACCAACATCGAGGGCCGGCGTAGGGGTCGAAACAAATCCCGCACCCGAACCGCCCTCTACTCCCATAGATTGCGGATTATTAGACGACATGCTCTCGTTTACCGGTGTATAATACACTTAGAGCGAAAAAGGTATAAAAGTTATAAAAGAAAAAGCGGAAAAACGTATCTCAGGTATAAAAACTTTAAAACATAATTGGGTTTTTCGTTACTCCTAACGGTGCTTCCATTTTAACCTTTGCAGCGCATACAGCTTTTGGTACCACGATATTTCGTTATGCAGAACGCCCAGTTTAACGTCATAGGAGGACGTGGGGTCTAACCCCATACTAGTTTCCACCAGAAACCAGCAATGAAACAATTAACAAAAAGAAACCAGCATGAGTAAATATACCAACCCAAAATGGTCCCAAATTGTGGTAAATATGGCCAAACAAAATAACCGAATAATACCACCAGAACCAAATTAAACATGACCAAAAACCCATCATAAGCAATTTCCTTACCCTTACGATATCGGGTTCGAGGCCCATGCTGAAATTCTCCCTGTTCGGCGTCGATCTCATTCCTGAAAACAACACCCATATAAGCTTCATCAAGAACGATCTTCTGCATACCACGATAGTCCCAAGTAGGAACTTCTATGTGGTAACCAGCAATCATTCGTTGATACTTCGGAATATATTCATCCCACACTGATTTAGGGTGTAGACAAAGTTTCCGAAGACTATCGAGTACATTACTAGCCCAGATGGTCTTATCAGGCCTCTTGTGGATTTTCTTAGTCCACTGAGCCATTTCAAGGACCGTCTGAAGCTTCTGATACCAAACCCAACGACCCAATAAAGAATCATATCGGGGTTGACATTGCAACATAACGATATCATCAAGCTTCATAAAAGGGTCAATTATTTCACCCTTATTAGGATCGGTATAAGCAAGACCAAGATCCTGCATACCATCCCTTATAGCCACCTGATTAAACCAATCTTTCACCTCACGTGAAACAGCGCCTATGTTGTCATCACCAACAGAGACGCAATAAACGTGAAGATAGAAAGTCGGTAGGATCGTTCTCACGAAACCACAGGCTTTATAATAAGAGTACACTAGAGCTACTTGTACGTAGATAGTGTTTCCCAAAGACGTCATATACTCACCTGACGCACGAGGACCATGCACCAAATAAAGTTTATCACCAAACGCATTAACAGTCGTAATGCCCATCTCCCAAAGATTACGTCTAATGACGCGCTCCTCGGGCGAAGCATTCGCATATAATGGTTCAATAATTCGATCGAAAACCGCCGTCGACACTTCTGCTCTCTGGCGGAATTCAAATTTAGATATGTCACCACCAAAAAGTGAATCCCTCTCTGGGTTCACTTCCAACAATCTCAAAACAAGAGAATGTCCATCCATGGAATTCATATCTAGGCCTATAAGAGTATTAAACTCCAAAGGCCTCTGCTCTATAAGAGCACAGAGATCACCAAAATACATTTTCTGCAACAGAATAAATATAATGGGTCCTCCATTTATGGTTCGGACTTTTTGTTTTACATCCACATCTTCCGCAGGTAAAGTCTCATCCTTTGGAAAGATCTTGAATATAAAATTAGGCCAAACTCCACGCATAATATCAACTAAGGCTTGGTTCAGGTAAACCCGAATCTGATCTAAAACCTTAATATTAGGACTACCATCAAGATGGCGCCAATATCGCTTGTCCAACTCGGTCCCAGTCAAAGGAATGCCAGCGGACGTTGAGAAATTAGTAGCAACCACTTGCCCAGGTTCGCCAAATACCGCGGTATGATAGCTCAGGCGCTGTGGTATCCTCTTCATTTGTGAAAGATACCTCGCACCAATAATATCACACACATCTTCAATATGTGAAATTTCAGCTGTGATCTCAAAGTCCTTATAATTTTCAAGGCGCTTCTCAATCCCTTTTGGTGAAATTTTCACATTCTTCTTAGAATACTCGACTATACGTCCATTCCCTTCAAATTCGATATGGGAATTTCCGCTAGATACCCGAGCGGGCGGTATAATATCATCAAGCAATACTGTGCGAATCTTCGGAATTTCAAAGCCTTCATGAAGCTGCTTCCTCATATTCCTAACAATATTACCGTTAAGATAAATAGCGAAACCAGTACCTCCATTACTACCACCTCCAATGTGCATTCCCACAACGTGCCCTGCAGCCGGACCGTCCATTGCGAAATACAACATTCCACAATCACCACCCTTGGTATCTATCCCTTCAATTTTAAGGGTATTATGTACCTTTTCAAAGTCTCCTGTATCATTCATACGGAGCTTTACAGTGGGGTGATAAGTTGCGGGAAATCCATTCCAGGACATCTCACCAGATGTACAGGCTACTGTAAACTGATTCCTAAAATCAATCAGGAATCTATTAGTTACACTAGCATCTGCCATATGTGGTGTAATTTCCTTATGCTGGCGCCCAAGATCAACTTCAGCTAGATAATATTCATTACTCCCATAGGAGTACGAATTTTCTGTTATCTGATCTAAAGTTTTGCTTATGGGATCTCGCCCTTCCTGTTTAAAATGGATAACATGAAATGAAGTATCGGATACTTCTGATGATGCGGCCTCCAAGGCTGTCATAAAATGCCTCGGCATTAACATGTCATTACCGCCCAAAAATAAGCAATAACCCATACGACCTTGAAACATCGGACAAGTAAGTTCATACACATTCCTGTGTACGCCAAGTTGCGCATTCATCAGGAACTCTGGAACACGACTATTAACTTGGAAACCACCCCTACCGTAATCTCCTTCACCAGTGGCACGGTCAGGCCGATCCCAATCTTGATCATTACCCTCACGAATTCTGTTATTATAACGAGAATTCCTATGTTGGGTTTTATGACCTTTCCGTTGAGTATCAGATTGAAAAACCCACTTTGCAAAGAACCCCTGTACCCATAAAATTAGCCTAAGTAAAGGCATGGTAACAAGGGTGGTCATCAAAATAATCTTGATGATCAACAAGATCTCGGGTACGACGCTCTTCACAGCATCCTTAACAGTTTGTACCAAAGATCGGACAAACGTAGAACACTGTTTCATTAACTTCTTGGCCCCAAAAAGATCTAAAGTAGCTTCAAGTGAAAATCTCTCCACATAACAAGTAAAAGCATAAAGTTTTGCTCCTAAAAGGGGGATATAATCCTTCCGTGTGAAGAAAGCCATAAACTTTGGAAAAGACCAACCAAATTTAGTAATACTACAAAAATGGATATATTTGGTAAAAACACAAAAAGCCTTGGACTGGCGATCTTTACCATCAAACCGCTCCAATAAACCATCAAGCTTAGGGTCATAACCTTCAGACAACTCCCAATACGATTTAAAATCGTGAGAAGTTCGTGCAACAACCAAATGACCATATTGACTCATGGCCAGAATATCTTCTGGACGTAAGCTTTGCACGTATGACCATACCATGTGTTGCGGCATCTTATACTGATGATATTCTTTCTTACGAAACGTATGACAATCATTATCATCAGGCTCGGAATTAGGGTCTTCAGTAGGAGGATCCGTCAGAATAAACATTTCCTGTTCGTCTGCATCATCCTTCCAAACATCATCACCTTCTTCTCTATGGTAATCATTCTTCTGATTTTGTTCATAGTTCAATCGAGCTTTTCTCAAATTTTCCAAATAAACCGTAGGATTAGGATCACCTGCCAAAATGTAATCAGTATGAATAGCGGTCTCCTGATGAGAGATACGCTGACGCGCCAAAAACAACTCATGTTGTTCTCTTATCTCTTCCATCAATTCAGGCAATGTTAACACCAAACCAGTCTTAACAAAAGACAGGTTACTATCAATAGTGGACATATTAAATTGTAACAACGATAAGTCCACATACTTAGAATTTGGATCAACATCAGCTGAAAGAGTAACCTCTGCCTGAATATGAATACGACGACGCATAGCTCCTTTAACTTCAAGAGTTTGAGAACCACGCAAACTACTAACATTAGTAGTCGCCAACACAAAATCAGGTTCCAGACTAATCATTCCTTTCTTTTCGAAAGCCATTAATGGAGCAAACTCAGCCGTATTGATCAATCTTTGGATCAACAATGACTGAGACGCTTCCATACCTATAGCTTCTTTTTCTGCAA